AGCAGCAGACACACACAGCACAGCAACAGCACAACCAAGCAGCGCGCACAACCACACACACGACGAAGGCACAACGATGCCAGTCACAAGAACCAGCGTTCAACGTGGCTACGACGCAGCACACGCAAGAGAACGCGAACGTTGGGCACGCATCGTCGCATCAGGCGAAGCACTCTGCGCCAACCCAGCCTGCGCCCAACCATCCCGCCACATCCACCCGGACGAGCCCTGGGACCTAGGCCACACCGAGGACCGAACAGGGTGGCGCGGACCAGAACACCGCGCATGCAACCGATCTGAAGGCGGACGCAACGGAGCAGCCGTCACCCACACACGACGACGCATCACCGTACGAGCATGGGGCGATCCCTGAACTGCGCCGATGCTGGACACACACATGCTCAACGCGTAGCCTCCGCGACCTCACAGGGGGAGGGGGCTTCCCAGACTGGCCCCCCGCACCAAGATCAACTGCCCGCCGGTAGTCATCTCTCTCCCCGGCCGAACAAACCGCATCGTCTGCCGGTAGACGGCCAGCCCTGGCGGCTAGCTTTGTCTCCGTGCCGGGAAGAACAGACACAGTAACCATCGACTGGCGCCCCGAGGTGCCTCAATATCAGGGGGAGGCGATGACCCGATGGCGCAGGATCGAACGTCAACGCCCGGGACCGTTCATGACGCGCCTCATCGTGGTGCTGAGTCTCACGGTCCTGATCTGCTTCGCTACGGCCGTCGTGGTCGCACACTGGGACTGAGCTGTTATCCCGTGTCCGACCGGAGGTCTCCTCGCGTGAACCGCTACATCGTCAGCGGGCTGCTCGCTGACATGCGGGCGGGCCGCCGGGTCGTGTTCATCTCCAAGGACTGGGCGTGCATGCGGGAGGCGTTCACCGCGGTCGCGTTCTGGCTGGAGACGGATGAGCGCGCCATCCGGGCGTCTGGGTGGGAGCGGTGCGAGTCCGCGGACGGGAAGGGCTCCATCCGGTTCTTCCCCTTGGGCGGTTCGTACACCGGGATGCACACGGATGTGGTCGTGGCTGATGCGGAGCTGGAGCCGAGGCAGAAGGCGGAGGTTCTGCAGCTCGTCGACATGCACGGCGAGGTGATCTGCCTGTGAACGCGCAGGAGCGCGCGGCGCGGCACGAGAAGGCGTTGGAGTTGCACCTGGCGGGTGCGACGTACCGCGCGATCGCGGACACGCTGGGGTTCTCCTCGACGGCCTCGGTGCACGAGGCGGTACAGAAGGCGCTGAAGGCGCGGAAGATGCCGGGCGCCGGGCAGTCGGAGGCGGTGCAGACGGAGCTGGCGCGGTTGGACGCGATGCTGGTGGGTCTGTGGGCGAACGCGCGGCGGGGGAACGTGGCCGCGGTGGACCGGGTGCTGAAGATCGGGGAGCGCCGGGTGGCGCTGCTGGCGCTGGCGGACGCCGCGGATGAGGAGGCGGCGAAGCCTGCACCGGCGGAGCAGCCGATGAGCCTGGTGGATCAGTTGAAGGCCCGCCGGGATGCCAAGCGCGCTGCTCAGTGATCTTGTCGAGCCCGCGTATCACACGGGGCCGACGTATCCGCGGACCTTGGGCGATGAGGTCGCCGATCTGTGCACCGCGATCGACTACGCGCCGGATGAGGAGCAGCGGCTCGTCCTGAACGACGTGTTCGGGATGCAGGCGGACGGAAAGTCGTCCGCTTTCGAGTACGGGCTGGTCGCGTCGAGGCAGAACCTTAAAACGGGCGTATTCAAGATGTGCGCGTTGGGTTGGTTGTTCGTCTCCGAAATCAACTTGATCATCTGGTCGGCGCACGAGTTCGACACCGCCCGTGAGGCGCACCGGGATCTGGCCGCGCTGATCGACGGGTCGGACGAGTTGCGGCCCCGCCTGAAGGCCGTCAACTTCGGCAACGGCAACGAGAAAATCGAGCTGCTCACCGGGCAGCGCATCTTGTTCAAGGCCCGCACCAAGACCGGTGGCCGTGGCCTGTCGGGTGACCGCGTCGTCCTCGACGAGGCGTTCCACCTGCACTCCGATCACATGGGCGCGCTGATGCCGACGCTGTCGGTCCGCCCGGACCCGCAGCTGGTGTACGGATCGTCGGCGCCGCTGGCGCACTCCGATGTGCTGCGGGCACTGATGAAACGCGGCCGGGCGGGCACGTCGAAGCGGCTGGCGTACGCGGAATGGTCCGCGCCCCGCGAGGCGTGCGAGATGGACGGCTGCACCCACGCCGCGGGCGAGGTCACCGGTTGCGCGCTGGACCGGGTGGCGAACTGGAAAAAGGCCAACCCCCTCCTCGGGCGGACCCGCGCCAACGGCACCGGCCTGACGGTGGAGTACGTGCAGGCGGAGCGGGAAGCGCTACCTCCCCACGAGTTCGCCCGGGAGCGCCTCGGCTGGGGCGACGAGCCGGGCGCCGCCGACGCGTTCGGGCAGGGCAAGTGGGAGGCGTGCCTCGGGCCGCTCCCGCCGAAGACGCTGCCCGTTACCGGGCTCGCGGTCGCGGTGTCCTACGACCTGCGGTTCGCCGCGATCGTCGCGGCCGGGATCGACACCGCCGGGGTGGCGCACGTGGTGCCGCTGCGGCACGGGCCCGGTACCGGCTGGGTCGCGGAGGCCGCGAAGGAAATCGTCGACGCCTACGACACGGTGTCCGAGGTCGCGATCGACGGCGGCGGCCCGGCGGCGGACCTCATCACCCCCCTGGAAAACGCGGGGGTGCCGCTGCGGAAGCTGAAGACCCCCGACGTGCTGGACGCGTGCGCCGGGATCTACAAGCGGGTCCAGGACCAGCTACTGCAGCACGCCACCTACGAAGAGCTGGAAGACGCCGCGAGCGCGGCGGTGCAGCGCCCGGTCGGTGACCGGTGGGCGTGGGGCCGCAAGCAGTCGGGCGCGGACATCTCCACCCTGGAGGGCGCGACGTTCGCGGTGCTGGTCGCGGACACCGCGAAGCCGAAGCGCCGGTCGGTGTACGAGGAGCGGGGCCTGGAGACGGTCGGCGTCTGACCTAGTCAGGCCACTCCATCAGGAACGAGTTGTCGGCCGAATCGTACGATCCCCAGTCGATCCGGTAGATGAACCGCTGCCCGAAGTCGTCGGTGAGAGTCACGACCCCATCCTCGGTGCACTGTGCCCACGGTTGACGGAGGTCGCGGAACTCGGCGACGACCTCGGCGAGGATTCGGCAGCGGGGGTCGGCGCGGACGATCTGCAGCAGGTCCCGAGGCCCACCCGGATTCGGCACCCGGGTGACGACTATCTGGCCGGGTTCCGCCTCACTCACCAGTCTGACCCTAGACGCCGGGGAGGTGCTGTGCGTCCGAAGCTCCGCATCTCCAAAATCGTCCACGCGTGGCGGTGGTTCTACGAGGACTACGACGGCCGCTACCCCGAACGGGTCATGGACTTCTCCACCGAGGAGTACAGCACCTGGCCGGAGGCCGAGGCCGCTGCCCGCGCCGCGCACCCCGAGGCGCCGGACGTCGTGGTGCATGCCGTCCGCGGCTACGGCACCGGCTACGAGGACTCGCTGTGACCGCCGAGCCTCAGCTGGACACCGACTACCTCATTGACTGGACCCGCGCGCAGCAACGCCGGTCCCAGTACGCCTACCTGTCGTGCTCTGCCTGCTGGCACCGGTTCCACGGGGTCCGCTGCCAGATGGAGGGGTGCACCTGCCCCGCCTCCCCGGAGGTCCGATCCCCCGGGGTCACGCCTCCTCGTCCCTGATCTCGTCGATCAGGACCCACACCCGTTCGCCCTCGGTGATGGGCCCCTTGATCTCCAGCCGAGACCCCGGCCCCACCTCCACGGTCCGCGTCATGGAGCCGTCGGTCTCAATCACGTGCAGCCGCATCCGCGCCACGGGCTCGCTCCTCTCGGGCTGAGTCGAGTAGGTGACGGCCGAAGTCCAGGTGCGCCCCCAGCGTCACGACCCGCGTCGGCGACGTCCAGCCACACGAGCAGGTGCACCAGCAGCCAAACCGGCCGGTCGCATACAGAACGGGGTGGTGCTTCACCCGCTCCCCCGCCTGAGGGGCGCGGTCCTCCGCAGCGGCCATGGCCATCCTCCCACCCCCCGTCTGCAACTAGACGAGTCTATCTGAGAGGGGCCGTGCCGCGTGGGCTTCCTCAGCCAGATCCTCCGCCCCTCGGAGACCAAGCATCTCCTCGACGCCTACGACATCGAGCCCGCTACCGCCCCCGGTACCGCGGCGATGGAGCCATACGGCGCGAAGGGCGTGGAGTTCGCCCCCCAGGTCATCTACTCCGTGCAGCAGGGCCTGTGGCCCTACGCCACGGCGTACGGGGAGTTGTACCGCAAGCAGCCCGCGGTCCGCGCCTGCGTCGAATGGCTCGGCCGCAATATCGCCCAGCTGAACCCCAAGGTGTACGAGAGGGTCGGCGACGTCGACCGCTTGGAGGTCGGGGGCCACCCCCTCGCCCAGGCCCTCCGCAAGCCGAACCCCTCCACCACCCGGTTCCGGCACCTGCGGGACACCGTCCAAGACCTCGCCATCTACGACCAAGCCGTGTGGGTCAAGTCCCGCACCGGCGGCCGGATGAGCGTGCTGCGGATCCCGCCCCACTTCTTCGACATCGACGAGCAAGGCTTCTGGGTGGACCTGCGCACCGGCGTCCGCTACCGCCGCGACCAGCTCGTGGTGTTCTCCGGCTACTCCCCCACCGACGACGGGAAGGGCGTCTCCCCCCTGGAGACGCTGCGCCGCGTCCTCGGGGAGGAGTGGGCGGCGCAGACCAACCGCGAGAACATGTGGCGCAACTCCGCCCGCCAGTCCGGCTGGATCCAGCGCCCCATCGAAGCACCGGAGTGGACCGACACCGCCCGGCAGCGGTTCCGCGCGGACATCGAGTCCGTGATGACCGGCGGCGCCAACGCCGGGCGCATCGGGATCCTCGAAGAGGGCATGGTCTGGAACGGGGTGTCCTTCTCCCCGAAGGACACCGAGTACCTCGCCGGGCGGCGCCTCACCTACGAAGAGGTCTGCGTCGAGTACGGCCTCACCCCCTCCCTGCTGGGCCTGGACACCGAGCGCGCCTCCCTGACGGAGACCCGCCACCGGCAGGCATACCAGGACGTCCTCGGCCCCTGGCTCCGCATGCTCCAAGACGAGATCGAACTTCAGCTCCTCCCCGACCTCGAACCGTTCAACTCCCGCTCCACCGTCTACGTCGAGTTCAACCTCGCCGAGAAGCTCAAGGGCAGCTTCGAGGAGCAGGGCAAGACCCTCGTCACCTCCGTCGGCGTCCCCTACATGACGGTCAACGAGGCCCGCTCCCGCCTCAACCTGTCCCGCATCGAAGAGGAATGGGCCGACACCCCCGTCCAGCCCCTCAACGTCATGTACGGCGGGCAGCCCGCCGTCACCGTCCCCACCGACGTCCCCGAAGCCGAAGGGGAAGGCGCCGCCGCCCTCATCGGCGCCGGACGAAAGCGCTCCATCCAGGCAGGCCCCAACCTGACCCAGCCACCCCTGGCCGCGGTCGACCTCATCACCCGCGAACAGATCGCCCACGACGTCACCGTCCGCGCCCGGGTGTTCTTCGAGCGGCAGGAACGCACCATCGTCTCCGAATGGAGCGGACAAGCCCGCCGCGACCGCTCCACCTGGGACGACGAACTCCGCGCCGACCTGTTCATCGTCTCGGACTCCGCCACCCGCTCGGTGGGGTTCCTCACCGCCGGACTGGTCCGCGGCACCTACAACCACGGCCGCGTCCTCAACTGGCTCACCGCCAACGCCGACCGCACCGCGAAAGCGGTCAACCAGCACACCTACGACCGCCTCGCCACCGCCGCCGATCTCGACGAGGTACGGCACGTCTTCGAGGTCGCCCGCACCGCGCGGTCGGAGCAGATGGGCCAGACCTTCTCCACCGTCCTGCTCAACTTCGCCCGCGTCGAAGCCGGACGCCACACCGGCCGTCCCCTGACCAAGACGTGGCGCCCCACGACGGAGAACTCCCGCCACGCCCACATGGCAGGAGAGACGGTCCCGGTCGAAGACCTATTCAGCAACGGCGCCCGCTGGCCGGGCGACCCCGACCTGAACGCCGAGCAGGCCGCCGGATGCAACTGCCAAGTCGAAATCAACGAGGCGCCCGTCTGATGGCGCAGGTCACGGTCATCGTCGGACCCCCCTGCGCCGGGAAGTCCACCTACGTCCATGACCACGCCGCACCCGGCGACGTAGTCATCGACTTCGACACCCTCGCCGCTGCCCTCGGCTCTCCCACCCGGCACGGCCCACCGGCCCCCATCGCCGGAGTCGCCGCGGCAGCACGCGCCGCCGCGGTCAAGAAAGTCCTCAAAGGCATCCCCGCTGACGCGTGGATCGTCCACGCCTCACCCACAACCTCCGACCTCACCGCATACGCATCAGCGAATGCCGAGGTCGTGGTGCTCGACCCGGGCCTCGGCCAGTGCCTAGCTCGCGCGGAAAGCGACGGCCGCCCACACGGAACGGATGACGCCATCCGCGCTTGGTACGACAGCCCACCGCACATCCCCGACCGGAAAAAGAAAGGCACTGGCATGAGTGAGATTCGGCGGAAGTCCGTCCCCGCACAGATCAAGTCCACCGACGACGCCACCGGAAAGGTGCAGGCACTCGTCGCCGTCTTCAACAACGTCGACCACGGCGGCGACCGCATCCTCAAGGGCGCATTCGAAGGAACCCTCGAAGAGTGGAAGAAGTCTGGGGACCCCATCCCGGTCATCTTCAACCACGAGTGGGGCGACCTGTGGTCCCACATCGGCGTCGTCGACGACATCACCGAGACCGAGGACGGGCTGCTCGCCAGCTACACCCTCGACGTCAAGGACAACCCCGCCGCCGCGCAGGTCTACAAGCTGATGAAGCGCCGCTCCCTCAAGGAGCACTCCTTCGCCTACGGCATCCCCAAGGGCGGCTCCGCGATGACCGACGCAGGCGTCAACGAGCTGCGTGAGCTGGAGCTGTTCGAGGTCGGCCCCACCTTGAAGGGCATGAACCCCGACACCGAACTCCTCTCCGTGAAGTCCGCCCTGGAGCAGGCCAACCGGCAGCACATCGTCGAGCAGGCCGCCAAGGGCATGCAGTACATGGCCAAGGCCACCACCGACGCGGACGGCGCCGTCACCACCGCCGAAAAGGTCGCCGCCGGGGACCCCGCCGCCGAAGCCGAGACCGGCGAAAAGGCAGGCCGCACCCTGTCCAAGGCCAACGAGCGCAAGCTGCGCACCGCGATGGAATCCATCGCCTCAGTTCTCTCCTCCCTCGAATCCCAGACGGAGGAGAACCCCGAGAAGTCGTCGGTGAACGAAGACGAGACCAACACCAAGGACGGCCAGGAGGCCGGGGTCGGTGGCGGTAAGTCGAGCGGACTCGATGTCGAACTTCTCTCTTTCCTGGCACGCATCGACCAGCTCAAGGAGACGTCATGACCAAGTCCGCGAAGGACTACCTGAAGGCCGAAATCGACCGCCTCGTCACGCAGGCAGGCTCGATCACCTCCGTCGCCTCGGCGGAGAACCGGTCGCTCCTCACCCGCGAGAAGCAGACCGTCGAGGGCCTCCTCTCCACCGCGCAGGAGTACAAGGCGCGCATCAAGGAGATGGAGGAGAACGACCAGCTCAACGAGCAGATCGAGGCCATGCGCCGCATGCGCTCCCCCGAGAGCGAGCAGGTCAGCGGCCTCGGCGGCAAGAGCAACGAGCCCAACACCTGGGGCTCCGCGTTCACCAAGTCCAAGGCGTTCCAGTCGCTGCAGATGGCGTTCAAGTCCGGCGCCCTCACCGGCAACTGGTCCTCGGGCCCCGTCGAGATGCCCGGCTTCTTCGAGGGCGGCGGCGCTAAGGCCACCCTCACCACGGGTGACTTCCCGTTCGAGCCGGACGTCCAGCCGGGTATCCAGGGCATCTTGCAGCGGCCGATCACGATCACCGACCTGTTCGCGCAGGGCGTCACCGACTCCTCGGTGATCCGGTACGTGCAGGAAACCACGTTCACCAACGGCGCCGCGACCGTCGCCGAGGGCGACCTGAAGCCCGAGTCGGCGCTGGCGTTCGACTCGGTGGACGAGCCGGTCCGCAAGATCGCGACGTTCCTGCCGATCACGGACGAGATGCTGGAGGACGCCGCGCAGATGCGGTCGTACCTCGACGGTCGCCTGCGCCTCGGTGTGCAGCTGACCGAGGAGACCCAGCTCCTCGGCGGTGACGGCACCGGCTCCAACATCCGCGGCCTGCTCACCCGCACCGGCCTGCAGACCCTCGCCGTCCCCGCCCCCGGGGCGGGCGTCACGAACCGCGGCATCGCCGAGTACCTGTACACGGCGATCACCAACGTTCGGGTCAACGCGCTGGTGGAGCCGGACGGCATCGTGATGCACCCGACGAACTACGCCGCGCTGCGCCTCGCGAAGGACAGCGGCGGCGAGTTCAACGCCGGTGGCCCGTTCGGTGCCCTCGCGGGCAACGGCGTGTGGGGCCTGCCGGTCGCGCTGTCCCACGCGCTGCCGGTCAACACGGCGCTGGTCGGCGCGTTCCGGTCGCAGGCGCAGGTGTTCCGCCGGAACGGTCTGACGGTCGAGGCGTCCAACAGCCACGCCGACTTCTTCCGTCGCAACATGACCGCGATCCGTGCGGAGCTGCGCGTCGGTCTGGCGGTCTACCGCCCGTCGGCGTTCCACACGATCACCGGTCTGCAGAACGCCGGTCTGACCGGTACCGCCTGATCACCCGCCCCGCCGCCTCTCCTACGTGGGGGGGCGGCGGGGCTCCCCCCCTGCACATCCACGCGCACGGCAGGGCCCCGCTCACCAGCGGACGTTGGACCGCGCGCTACGCCCCCCGCGCTACATCGAGCGGTTCGGACCGCTGAATCGAGAGGACACAGCACCATGAAGGTTCGCGTGCTCGACCCTTACCAGGTCGGTGACAACAACAAGGTCTACACGTCCGCCGACGAGCCGTTCGAGGCCAACGACACGGACGCCCGTAACTGGATCCGCCTTGGGTACGCCCAGGCTGTCGGCGGTGAAGAGCCGGGGCCCCCCACGCTGGACTCCGCCGAGGCGCACCGTTCCGTCGAGGACCACGAGCTGGCCGTCGAGGCGGAAGCCCGGACGGAGAACGCGGAGGAGACCCGCGCGAAGGCCGCGCAGCTCCTCGCCGAGGCGGAGACCACGGAGTTCGTTCCGCCGGAGGTCAAGTCCCCGATCGACTCCCCGGATGAGCACAAGTCGCTCCTGGACCACGAGATGGCGGTCGAGGCGGACTCCAAGGCGGAGTACGCCTCGGAGACGCAGGAGAAGCTGCCGGACACCCTGGCCGCCGCGCTCAAGGCGACCGAGGAGCAGGAGGCGGCGTCGCTCAACCCGGTCGACTCCGCCGAGCACCACAAGTCGCCGTCGGACCATGAGATGGCCGTGCAGGCAGAGGAGGCACGGGAGCCCGTGGAGGAGACCCGCGCCAAGACGGCCGCGGTCATCGACCGGGGCCAGAAGGCGGCGGAGCGGGCAGCAGCGAAGGCCGCCCGCGGCTCGGCCAAGACCGAGCGGGCTGAGGACCGTGCTGAGGACAAGGCCGCGAAGGCAGCCGAGCGGGAAGCCGACAAGGCGGCCCGGGAGGCGGCCAAGGCTGAGGACAAGGCCGTGAAGGTCGAGGACCAGGCCGCGGCGAAGGACGCCGAAGCCAAGGCCGAGGAGGAGAAGGCCGAGGAGGAGAAGGCCAAGGCCGCCCGCGTCAAGGCGCAGCAGACCTCCCTGAACAAGGCTCAGCCTCCGGCGCCGAACAAGTAGGGCAGCTAGCCCCCGCGCGGCGGGGAGGTCTCCCCTCCCCCGGGTCTCCCCGCCGCCCGGGCACGACAACACGTCACAACTCCACACCGCCCGGAGGTAACGCGTGCCTAAGCTGCCTCCGCTCGCCGACCCGATCCTGCTGGCCGACTTCCCGGGCGGCCCGTTCGCGACACGGATCATCGCCGCTGCGTCCGCGTCGGTCCGCGCCGACTGCCACTGGCACATCACCCCCGTCATCACCGAGACGGTCGTGGTGTCCGGCGCCCGCAGCGACCTGCTGCTACTGCCCACCCTGCGGCTGGTCGAGGTCACCGCTGTGCGGGTGCACACCGACGCGGGTTGGCTGCCGCTAACCGACTGGCGCCCCGCTAACGCGGGCATGCTGCACCGCCCCCTGGGGTGGCTGTTCGGTCCGGCCGCGGTGGAGGTGACGATGCGCCACGGCTACGAGGAGACCCCCACCGATCTGCTGCCCGTCATCGCCGCCCGCTGCCAGCGGGCCACCGCGAATAGCATCCTCACCCAGCGGTCGGAGACGGTCGGCACCCGCACTTCCTCGGAGTCGTACAACGTCAACCGTTTGCAGATCGAGGCCGGGGCCAACGTGCTCGCCAACTACCGCCTCCCGGCGAGGGTGGCGTGACCGAGTCCTGGTACCTGAAGGAGACGCTGCGGTTCACCGGCCGACGTCCCCTGGTCGATGAGGACGGCTACCCGATCCGCGACCGGTACGGCAACGACGTCCTCGGTGACGTCGACTTCGACGTGCCGGACTGCGCCTGGGAGCCGCGGGTGTCCGTCGGGTCAGAGGACCAGACCGACAGCGCGCAACAGGTCACCTCGGGGCTGAACGTGTTCTGCGACAACCCGAACGTCGACGTCCGCGCCACCGACCGGGTCACCATCGAAGGTGAGCGGTACGAGGTCCGCGGCCGGGTCGCCCGCTACAAGAACTCCCGCATGGGCAACGACCACGCCCACATCATCGTGGAGCAGGTGACCGGCTGATGGCCGACCCTGAAGACGGATGGCAGTCCTGGATCGAGATGGAGACCATCCGTGGCGCTCCGCCGGTCTGGCCTCTCACCATCGTCGGCCTCATGATCATCGCCGCGCTGGTCATGATCGCCCTGCTGGTGCGCGGCTCATGACCTCCCCTCATGACCCGCCGCCGGTGATCTCCTGGCTGATCGTCGGCCTCCTCACCATCCTCGTCATCCTGTCCCTGATCGAGGTGCTGACCTGATGCCCGGCAACTACGCATCGGACTACCAGCTGGTCCGGGAGGTCATGCAGTCTAAGCGGGTCCGCGCCAAGCTCGCCGAGGTCGCCCAGCGCGGCGTCCCGGTCACCGACGCCCGCGCTGCCGCGGAGCGCGTCGCCGCCCGCGCGCAGCTGACGCACGGCACCCGCCCCCGTGGCCGCCCGTACTCCCGCATCGCCCTCAACGGCACCACCGAGTGGGGCGACTACCGCACTCCCCGCCGCCGGGTCCTCGCCTCCGTCGCCTCGATCCTCCGCGGCGGTCGCTGACCCCTGCCTGATTCACCCCCACGCCTGCCGGGCGCGGGGGCCCCACCCACGCCCGCAGGAGCCCACCCATGGCCGTAGGCCAGTTCGTCGACATCGAAGGCATCGCGGTCGACGTCTTCACCGCGATGCTCCCCGACGTTCGCGTTGTGACGGAACTCCCCGGCAATATCGACGGTCTCGTTATCATCCGCGTCACCCGATCCCCCGGCGCCAACGACGCGCTCACCTCCCGCCCCCGCACCGACGTCGAGTGCTTCGCCCCCGACCGGGCCACTATGTGGCAGCTCGCGGGCCGCGCCAACAACGCGCTCGCCTCGCTGTCCGGTCACATGTACGGCGGCGTGCAGATCGACACCGTCAACACCATCACCGACCCCGTACCCGGCTGGTGGTCCCCCACCGTGCAGCGCGCCGTCGCCGTCTACGAGTGGGACCTGCGGGTGTTCTGATGCGCGTCCTGTGCCGCTGGGGCTGGCACTCCTGGCAGTTCATCTCCATGGGCCAACGCCGGGAGATCACCATCCCCGGCTACACCACCTACGTAGCCCGTCTCACCGAGCGCTGCCGCCGCTGCGGCCTGCGCCGCACCAACGACTCCGCGCCCATCCCCCGCCGCGTCCGTGTCTGATCCCGTGGACCACTGGCGGGCCGAGGCCCAGTTCATGATCAACCGCCAGGACGAGGCGTTCCGCCGCGCCCCCTGGGGGACCTGGTCCGACCGCTGGATCCCCGGCGTCTGCAAGCACCGCCACGTGCGCTGCACCCACGGCGACGAGATCAACCTCCGCGGCGGCGCCCGCCGCGCCTGCCTCGTCTGCGGTCGAACTCTCCTCGGTCCGCTCCCCGACGAGTGCTTCTTCACCGGCAGCCCGCACCACCCCTAAGCCCCCACCCACGCCCGGCCCCGTCCCCCCGCGGGCCACCCCTTCGCCACCCCCGATGAAAGGACCCCCGCGGTGTCTTCTCCTCTGACCGGCTCCTTCGACGACGTCAAGGGCCACAACAGCCGACTCGTCCGCAAGATGCTGGAAATGGCCGTCTACGTCGCGCCGGACACAGCGGCCGACATCACCACCCTCACCGGCGCCACCAACGAACTCACCATCCCCACCGGCTACGTCTCCCTGGGCATCATGTCCAAGGAAGAGGGCGCGACCATCACGCCCGCGCTGGAGGTGTCCGAGGTCGGCGGCTACGGCTACGGCCAGCCGATCCGCCGCGACACCGTCTCCCGCACCACGCAGGTCGCGTTCACCATGCTGGAGTCCAAGCGCATCAACTTCGAGGTCTACTACGGGATGGACCTGAGCCAGGCCAAGGCTCCGGCGACCGGCGGCAACAACGAGATCAGCTGGGAGCACCCCGACCGCCCGGACACCAAGTACTGGCGCGTGCTGTGCCTCGGCCGCGACGGTCAGGGCACCAACACGATCTACCACGGCGAGTACTTCCCCCGGGCCACCCTCGCCGACATCTCCGAGCAGACCTGGAACGAAACCGACCCCCTGACCTGGGGCGTCACCCTCGGTGTGGACAGCGACTCGACCGCCGGTACCCCCCAGCGCACCTTCTGGGGCGGCCCCGGCCACGTCGACGCCCTGTTCACGGCGGCCGGATTCATCCGCGCCACCACCTGAGACGTGCGGCGGCGGGCTGTCAGTGGGTGGGGGCCCGCCGCCGCACTCCATCCCCACCCCAACACCGAAGGGGAACACCCGTGGACCCGGTCACTCTCTACCCCAACACCGGCGGCCAGCCCGTCACCACCAGCACCCGCTCCGAGTACGTCCGGCTCCGCGCGACCGGCTACAGCGAGGAACCACTGTTCGACCCGGCGGAGCACACCGTCGACGAGGTCAAGGAGCACATCGCGGAGAACCCGGCCGACGCCCCCCGCGTCGTCGCGGCCGAGCGCACTACCCGGAGCCGCAAGACCATCGTCGGCGACGACGGCACCGTGTCGTCGGAACCCGACAACCAGGATGTCGTCGGAACCTGACAACCCGACCCCCGCAGATTGAGCTGAACTAGCCGGTTCCGCGGCGTCCCCGTTTGGGACATGCTCACAACAGCTCAATCTGCGGTTGAGCTGAACCACCCCCGCCTCCCCCGCGGGCGGGGTCAGCGCACGGGAGCAACCCGTATGGTCATCCGGGTCCCGGGGTCCCCCGCTGAGCATGCCGGGCGCGCACGCATGCTCCCTCTCTCTCTGTCACTACGCGGTTCGTTATCCCCCCGATAACGGACCGCGTAGTCGTGCGCGCCGAGACCCCGTAGCTCCGCGCTAGCAGGCCGCGGTCACCCGCCTGCCCACCACCCCAACCCACCCCAGGAGCACCCCCATGCCCCCACGCGCCCCCAAGACCGCCAAGTCCGCCGCGTCCGCGCTGGTCCTCGCCCCCGCAGGCGCCGCGACCGATGAGATCCAGGACTGGGACGCCTACGTCGAGGAAGCCACCCCCGACGTCCAGCAGTTCCGCAAGCGTCTCCCCGACGGCACCGTCCTGTCGGTGCCGTGCCCCAGCTCCACCGCCGTCGACGACCTCGGCGTGGCGCAGGCCGACGGCGACGTCCCCGGCATGTACGTGGCCCTGTTCGGCGCCGACCTCGCGCCGCAGCTGCTGGAACTCACCGCCGAGAAGGCATTCACGGTCCGCATCAAGCTGATCAACGACGTGATGATGCACTACGGCATGTCCCTGCAGAACCTCCCAAAATCAGGGACCTCGTCGACCTGATCAACCGGTACGGCGAGGACATCGAACGCGACCTGCAAGTCATCTACGGCGTCGATCTCCTCGACTTCTTCCGGCTGGAGAGGTCGTGGCGGCAGCTCCGGCTCTTCATCGACCGGCTCCCGTCCATGGGCGGTAGCCACTTCGTCGCCCGTCGCCGCGCCGACCCGGAACTCGCGGAACGGATGCTGGAGCAGGAGGAAGCGGACGAGGACGCCGGGCGCACCCGGAAGCCGCTCGGCCCGTCCGACGCCGAGCACACCCGCGAGGACGAGCTGCTCACGCAGATCATCGACGCCCTCAGCGCCATCTCCGCGATGATCACCTCGCATCCCCTGCCCAAGGGCGCCAAGCCGAAGAAGCCGCCACCTCCTCGGCCGCGCCCCATCCGGGGGATCGACATCGCCCGCCAGAAGCGCCGCGAGCGCTACCTGGAAGAGCTGGACGCCGAAGTCGAGGAAGCGCAGGCCCGCTGGCAGGCCGAGCAGGACGCCGCAGCCAAGGCGGACCTTCCCGACTAGCCCGGCACTTGTCCAGAACGGCACCTTGTCCAACACGGACAAGGTGCCGTTCTAGACAAGGCCCCGGGGGGTTTCCCTGGCCGGAGCCGGTACGCCATGAATCCCGGGGCACCCAGGTGCCTCGCCTGCCGAGCCGCGCCAGGCCAAGCCTTGCCCAGCCGCGCCGAGCCTTGCCTGCCCAGCCCTGCCCGGCCGAGCCGTGCCTAGCCGCGCGTCGCCATGCCGAGCCCGACCGCGCCGTGCCTTGCCTGCCGCGCCGGGCCTTGCCAGACCTTGCCGTGCCGGGCCACGCCACGCCTGCCGCGCCCTACAAAGTCTAGCACCAGACGACCCGTAGCCCCTTCAGGAACCGCCGACACAGGAGGGGAGGTCGTTACCCTATGGCGTCAAGCGCTGACGTTGTGTGGATTGACGTCCTTCCCTCGATGAAGGATTTTCTCAAGAATTTGAGGACCGGCTCGGTCAACGACGCCCGGACTGCGGGCCGTGAGTCGGGCAACGCCTATAGCCAGAGCTTCAAGGAAGCCGCCGAGGCTGGGGTGAAGCGCGCTTCCGAGGCGATCGCCGACGCCCGCCGCAAGGAAGCCGACGCCGCCGGTGCGGTCGCGGTCGCGGAGAAGAAGCTCGCCGACATCCGGGCCGCTGCCACCGCCACCACCGGCCGGTTGACCGCCGCCGAGCAGGCCGTCGAGCGCGCCAAGCGCAACGCGGAGGCCGCGACCAACGCCGTCACCCAGGCCGAGTCCCGGCTGAGCGCTGCTCGCTCCACCGGCACCGCCGCTCAGGCCGCTGCGGCGGAAGAGCGGGTCTCCGCCGCGAAGCGCCGCGCCGCGGACGCCGCCGGAGCGGTCAGCGTCGCCGAGGCGCGCCTGTCCGACGTGCGCTCCGCCGGTACCGGCGCCGCCTCACGGATCGCCGTCGCGGAGGAGAACGTCGCCCGCGCCAAGCGGAACGCCGCCTCGGCCGCGGACGGCACCGCTCGCGCCACCAACTCCCTCGCCGCCGCGCAGCGCACCGCCGGTAGCGCGAGCGCCCGCCTGGCCTCCGACGTCAACGCCGCCTCGTCGGCGATGCGCGCGGTCGGCCAGGACATGAACCGCATCAACCAGCAGACCCGAGCCGTCTCGGCCGGATTCTCGATGGTCGGCACGACGGTGAAGGCGGCGTTCGCGTCGCTCGCCACCAGCGGCGCCGTCGGTGGCCTCCTCGCGGTGACCGCTGCCGCGTCCGCCGCCACCGGCGCGCTCGCGCTGCTGCCCGCCGCCGCCGTTGCTGGCGGCGCCGGTCTCGCCACGCTGGCGCTGGGCACCATGGGTCTCGGGGATGCGTTCAAGGCCGCGAACGCCGCCGCCAACGTGTCTTCCTCCTCGATCGAGTCCGCGGCGAACAAACAGCAGGCTGCCGCGAAGGCGGTCGAGTCGGCGCAGCGCGGCGTTGTCACCGCCTCCCGGGGTGTGGAGGACGCCCAGCGTGGCGTCGCCGACGCCATGCGTGGGGTTGCGGACGCTGAGCAGAACCTCGCCGATGCCCGCGCCCAGGGCGGGCGGGATGCGCAGGCTGCCGCACGCGCGGTGGAGGACGCCGCCCGCGGAGTCGTCCAGGCCCAACGCGGCGTCGCTGACGCTGAGGAGAACCTCGCCAACACCCGCCGCCAGGCCGCCCGCGACGCCGAGCAGGCTGCCCGCGCGGTGGAACAGGCGCAGCGCGGCGTCGCCACGGCCGAGCGCGCGCTGGCCTCCGCACAGGCCGACTCCCGCCGTGCGCAGGAAGACCTCACCCGCGCCCGCAAGGCTGCCGCCGAGCAAATGGAAGACCTCGCGCTGTCCGTGCGTGGCGGGGTCCTCGCCGAGCGGCAGGCCGTGCTCGACCTCGCCGAGGCGCAGCAAGAGCTGAACAACATGCCCGCGGACACGTCCGGACCGGACCGCGAGCAGCTCATCCTCAACTTGGAGATGGCGAAGCTCCGCCTCGACCAGATCCGTGAGTCCAACGGTGACCTCACCGCCGAGCAGGCGGAGTGGGCCCGTACCGGCGTCGAAGGATCCCAGCAGGTCGTCGACGCGCAAGGCCGTGTGGTGTCCGCGGAGCAGGCCGTCGGTGACGCCACCCAGGGCGTCTCGGATGCGCAGCGCGCCCTCGCTGACGCCCGCACTGCTCAGGCCGATCAGGCGCTGCAGTCCAACCAGGCCATCTCCGCCGCCGAGCGTGGCGTCGCAGACGCCGTGCAGACCGTCCGTGACGCCCAGCAGAACCTCGCCGACGCCCGCGTCGCCCAGGCGCAGCAGCAGCAGGACTCTGCCCGCTCCATCGCCGACGCCGAGCGTGGCGTGTCCGACGCCCTCCGCGGGGTTGAGGACGCGCAGCGCACCGTCGCTGACGCGCAGGAAAACCTGTCGATCGCGGAGCGGGATCTGGCGCGGGCCATGGAGGAGGCGTCGTCCGCGTCGGCCACCCAGACCGCCGAGGCGCAGAAGCTGTCCGACGCCCTCGCCCGGCTCTCCCCCAACGCCCGGTCGTTCGTGCAGGCGATCATGGCGTTGCGTCCGGCGTTCGACAACATGCAGCTCGCCGTGCAGGACGCCTTGTTCGCCGGACTCGGCGCCCGTATGGGCGAGCTGGCCAACAACTACCTACCGGTGCTGACCGCCGGATTCGTCGGCATCGCGGACAGCATCAACGCCACCGCCCACTCGGTGCTGGACTTCATGAACCAGTCCTCCACCATCGCCGACATCAGCATGATGCTGGACCTGACCCGGCAGGCGTTCGACAACCTCCGCCCCGCCATCGCGCCGCTGCTGCAGATCTTCATTGACCTCGCCGCGGTCGGGTCCACGTTTCTTCCCGGGCTGGCCACCGGGCTGTCCAACGCCATCATCCGGATCCAGGAGTTCGTCTCCAACGCTCGCGCCACCGGAGAGCTGGCGGCGTTCATCCAGCGCGCCCTGGACATGCTCGCCCTCCTCGGCGGCATCCTGTGGAACGTCGGCGGCATCATCCGCGCCGTCTTCACCGCCGGGTTCGAGCAGGGCACCAGCTTCCTGCACACCATCGAAGCCGCCACCGGAGCGCTGTCGGCGTTCCTCAACTCCCCGGTGGGGCAGTCGCAGCTGGCCGACTTCTTCGCCTCCATCGCCGCCGCCACCGGCGCGCTGGCGCCGCTGCTGGAGATCATCGGGTCGATCATCTTCTCCACGTTGGCCCCGGCGCTGTCTGGGTTGGCGGTGCAGCTGTCCCCCATCGCCAACGAGCTGCTCGTCGCGTTCAACAACGCGCTGCTGCAGATCACCCCGTACCTGCCGATGCTCGGCGAGGCGATCATCGCGGTCGTCCAGGCGTTTATCCCGTGGCTGCCGATCATGGCTGAGCTGATTGGGGTGCTCCTCCCCCCGTTCCTGCTGATCGTGCAGGCCATCGCTCCTGTGCTGCCCGTCCTGGTCGTCGGGTTCCTCGCCGTCTCCGCCGCCATGTCGGCATTCGGCCTGGTCATCTCCGCGGTCAAGCTCGCCGGTGACCTGTGGATGTTGACCAGCGCCGCTATCCGGATCGGCACCGCGCTGTGGACCGCCGCGCAGTGGCTCCTCAACGCCAGCTTCCTCGGCTTCCCCCTGGTCTGGATCGTTGCGGCGCTCGCGGCCGTCGGTGCAGCCATCTACCTGCTGTGGCAGAACAGCGAAACGTTCCGTAACGTCGTGACTACGGTGTGGGAGGCCGTACAGACCGCGATCAGCTGGGCCTGGAACAACATCATCAAGCCCGCCTGGGACGCGATGGCCGCCGCAGCGGTGTGGCTGTGGCAGAACATCCTCGTCCCCGCGTTCAACGCGATCGTCACCTACTGGACGCTGGTGTGGCAGGGCATCCAGATCGGCTGGGCCGTCATCCAGGTCATCTGGAACGCCCTCGCCGCCGCCGCGACCTGGCTGTGGCAGAACATCCTCGTGCCGGTGTTCACCGGCATCAAGATCGCCTGGGATGCGGTCTCCGCCGGTATCAAGTGGGCCTGGGACAACGTCATCAAGCCGACGTGGGACTTCCTGCTGACGGCGGCGCAGTACCTCCTGGCGTTCCTCGCGACGGTGATCTTCGCCCCGCTGATCATCCTGTGGAAGGCCGTGGCCGACGAGGTCATGTGGGGCTGGAACAACGTCATCCGGCCCGCCTGGCAGCACCTGCAGGATTTCGCGGTCTGGATGTGGGAGAACTTCCTCCGCCCCACCTTCGACGCGATCAAGCTCGGCTGGCAGATCCTCGGCGCGCTGATCGTGATGATCTGGA